ATATGATGCTTCTTTAAGGGAAAGTTCAAAATTTGTCATTTTTCATGAAATGGGATAAAAGTAAATTCTTGAAAATTCTAATGCCAATCAGCGAATTAAACTTTCCAGCCAATTTAAGTCATCATCTTTGGAAGCTTCAAGGATTGCAGCAGCTAAAGCAAAGCAATAATCATCCACACCAATTTCTTTACCACCAGTTACTGACCATTGACCACTTTGCCTATAAAGAACATTTAAATTTTTAAGTTGTCTAATAGCTTGCGTGTGTGGATATATATCAACAAGGCCAGCATTAAATAATTCTTTCATTTTACTGAAAGCTTGCATCTTGGTACTTACAGACCAGGTAAGTTCTCGAATCGGGAAATCAGCGGATAAACTTTGAATGGTAGCTGAACTATTGAACTGGTCAAGCACGATACTATCAAACTGGTAAGTTTTATGGTGTTCACGTATCCAATCTTCTACTGCTTGAATAGAAACTTCTTTTTTACCATTGATCTCAAAATCCGCAGCGAATGCATGGAATTTATCTACAATTAAACTAGCGTGATCAAAATGCACAATACAAGCAATATATTCATCTCGCCCAACACCACCACGAGCAGGGTCAAGTGCTAATACATATTTCCCCATAAATTCTCTCGATGGCAATAAAATATTTCTATCTTTATTAATTGCAGCATCTATAACTTCAGTTGCTAATAGTGAAGACTTGTTGCCTCTAAATCTTGCACCATATTCTGTCCAGAACTTATCTTCATCTCGCTTCTGTTCTGCTTCAAGGAAAGGACAGCCCCATGGAAGATTAGGATTTATTTCCCATGTTGGAATGTTTTTTGCTTGCATGAATGGAAAATCACCACTCTCTGCTTCTTTGAAATGGGAATAAAATAATCCATCAGTGAGCCAAGGTGAAGACAACTCTAGTATTCGGCCATGACTACCGAATTGAGCGATAGAAGGTGACAGCGCGTCGTATATTGCTTTTGCGCCTCTATTCGCATCTCCTTCCAACTGGAAGGCAAGCTCGTCAAATATACACATTACTACAGCTTTACCGCGAGAAGCACGAGCAGAGGCAGGAATTGCTTGGAATACACAACCATTGCTAATTTCGATTTCTGTTGCAGTTTCCCTCGTAATTTCACCACCAAGAGGGCTATCTAATATTAATTGACGGATATTATTCAAAGAAATCTTTGATTGTTGCTGGTCATTCGCAATAGTAACAATATACCACTTTTCGTTTTTTCGTACTTTATTTTTATAATAGCTTTCTAAAATAAAGCAAGCATATGCTGCTGCAATAGAAGCCATAAGTGTTTTTCCTGCTCTTCGGCCAAGTGCCCATACTGCATGGCTTTTACCACCACCAAAATATTCATTTAATATTTCTTGTTGCTTAGGCCACAGCGGAGTATTTAATACGTGCTTAGCAAAATCGCCACAGGTTAGTCTTGCCATGTAAGAGTATCAAGAGGAGACAATTGTTCTTTAGGGATGAAATAAGCAGGTCGACCGCGAGCAGGATCAGCCCAATATTCATCTTTCATTGCGTCTTCCCCGTGACACCATCCCCAGATCAGTGTTTGCTGTTTAAAAATGGTGACTAAAACGAATTTTTTCCGAGGATCTTCGTTTTTTTGAACAATTAAATCATAAGAATGATTGGAGCGCGTTTTTACGTCAATACCAGGAAGGTCATCAGACCCGCGACGCGCTTCTGTTTCCTTGTAGAGCTCGTGTTTCAGCCCCAGATAGCTTGCCACTGCTAGCTCCCCCGCAGCACCAAGCAAGTGAATGTCCAGCGCTTTGCTACCTTTCCATGCTCCACCATTGCGACCACGAAGACCCTTCGCTTCATTGACTCCCTGCCTCCTCATTCCCTCTTCCGTCGCAAGCTTTCTTTCTTCTTCAGTAAAGACAAACGAAATCGGAGTGGGCATAAAGAAAAACAAATCAATATTATCATAGCCACTGTTAAGATAAAGGGAACACACTAAAGCCGTAAATGTCAAACGAAACTGTTGATTTAGGACACAATGGTGACAATTTCTTTAGGGCTGATGGTTTGGTGAATGCTTTAACGGGCATGGGCACGGGAAGAGATAAAAGCCAGTACACCAATTCCACCCCCATCGTCTTCCTTACCCAAGAAGAATTAGAGAATCTTTATAGCGAATGGATTCCTAAACGTATTGTAGATATTGTCGCAGAACAATCCACCAGGAAAGGGTTCAAGGTTTTATTTGGTGGTGAAGGCGCAGCAGCAAAAGAGGTGGCTGGCATCGAACAAATAATAGAAGACCTGTATATCCTTGAAAATCTGGGATTAGCCTCCAAGAATGCAAGGTTATTTGGCGGCTCAGTAATTTTGCTTTATATCGATGATGGTAGGTCAGCAGATCAACCAGTTGATTATCGTAATATTCGTGCTGTAGAAGGCATGGAAGTATTAGATCGCTGGCAGATTGCACCAGTAATAAATGAAGATAGCTTGTATGATTATTCAAAAGCAACTTATTATCAAATTATTTCTGGTGATCTTATTAGGCAACCACAATTGGTAAAAATTCATAAAGATAGAGTGTTGCGTTTTGATGGTGAGTGGTTACCATATCGCATTAGACAAAGAAACTATGGGTGGGGAATGAGTACGCTGCAAAGTGTATATGACAGCTTTCGTTTTTATTCCACTGGTATTAGCTCTGCCGCGACATTGTTAACGGAATTTGATATTTTTGTACATAAACTACGCGGCCTTTCTTCTATGCTGGCTGCTGGCAAAGAAAATGATGTAAGAGATCGCTTAGTGTTAAATGATATGAGCAAAAGCATCTATCGCGGCTATGCAATTGATGCAGAAAAAGAAGAGCTTGAATTTATTAGCAGGAATTTTGGTGGTGTTGGTGAAATATTAGAAAAACTTCGCATTGATATTATTGGAGCATCACAAATACCACATACAATTTTGTTTGGCGAAAGTCCTGGCGGCCTTGGTTCTACTGGCCGCAGTGAGGAACGTGACTTTGCAAAACATCTTGGTGACTATCAATCTACGCATTACAAGAGATCATTACAGCACCTAATGAAAATTTTAATGCTAAGCAAAGAAGGCCCAACAAATGGCAGATTGCCTGAATCATGGCGGATTAAATTTAATGATCTATTTGAATTAAATGAACGCGAAAAAGCTGATGTTAGAGCGCGTGTAGCTGCTGTTGATGGTCGCTATATCCAACTAGGGGTGCTTCATCCGAAAGAAGTGGCAGATGCTCGTTATGGCGGCTCTGAATGGTCAATGGAACTCACTCTCGACCCATCGCTTCCTCGTGAGCTTCCGGCCCAGCCGGGAAGTGGCGCTGGTCAACAAGAAAGCGTCAAGCCTGCAGTTCCAGTTGGTGGTCGTGATCCATTAGATGAAGAAAATGGCACCTTGCCAATGGATGGCAGTCGTGAAGTGGAAGATGCTGCTGGCTTATTTCTTCCTGGTGATTTAGAAGAAGTGAGTGGTGATGTGAAATTTACTGATGCAGCTCTTCATAGCCGTGCTGTAGCTGCAGCAAAAGCGAAATTTAAAGTATGGCCATCAGCTTATGCCAGTGGTTATGTAGTGCAACAGTACAAGCGGATGTACAAGGAGAAGCATGGTTCCACTAGCGGTGCATTTAAAGGTGACAATGGCGAAATCAATGAAGATGATCTTGGGCAATGGTTTAAAGAAGGCTGGGTAAGGATTGGTGCTAATGGTGAAATAATGGGACCATGTGGTGGGCGCGAAGAAAAGGAAGGCAAGCCGAAATGCCTCCCTAAAGCAAAAGCACAAGCACTATCAAAAGAAGAGCGTCAAACAATTGTTGCCCGTAAGCGTAAAGCTGACCCCGACCCTGACCGCAAAGGACCGGCAAAAATGGTTAGCAGCAAAGTGGATGCCAAAGATCCAGCCGCACATTCATATGCCACTAAAGAAGAAGCTTTAGCAACAGCAAAGAAAATTGGTTGTAATGGCTTCCATCAAGAAGAAGGTGAAGATGGTCCAATATTTATGCCGTGTTCTACGCATTCAATATTTCTTGAAAAGCATGAAGAATTTCTAGCAACTAAAGAAGATGCAATCACTCCAGTAAAAACTGAAGGGGTGATGTTGGCTGATATTGATGAAGCAGCTTTCATTTCGGACGAAGATATTGAAAAGGCAATGCAACAATGGAAAGAAGAAGCACCAGCTAAATTTAAAGAATTGCTGGAAGCTGATAATGTTGAATGATTTAGCTGCTTTCAGTAATGCCATAATGTCCACCAGGATGGACGCTGAGTGGTCTTACGACCGCAAAGTTGGACGTTATAGAAACGAAAAGGGGCAATTCTTAAGCAAAAAAGCAGTTGGTGCTATTGTTGATGGTCGCATCAGCAAACTTGAGCAACAGCTAAAAAGCTTCACAGAAAAGCTTGTCAATAGTTCTATAACCTTGGAGCAATGGCAAGGCAGTGTACGTGAAGCAATTAAAATCGCTCATATACAAGTTGCCACTATTGGCTATGGCGGTAAAGCTGAAATGGGACGTAGCGAATATGGCCGTATCGGTCAACGTCTACGTTCTGAATACACCTACCTACAAGGCTTTGCTCGTGATTTAATTGATGGTCGCATTTCAGCACCAATGGCAATGGCGCGTATTGGCTTATATGCGCAAAGCGCTCGTGGTTCGTATTGGCAAGGCACTGAAATGAAGGAGCAACAGCGAGGCTTCTCGATGATGCGGCGAGTGCTAGATGATCAAGCCGTGCATTGTGGGGATTGCATTGGTTATGC